CCGCTTTGTTGTCGCCTAAAAGCTGTTGTGCGTCAATAAAAGCACTTCCGCTCCATTTTGCACCGTTACCGCTTGCGCTTGACATATCAAGAATGTTTGACGCAAGTCTTGTTTCAGCCTCTTTAGGCGAACCGTCGGAGACTGCCGGAATTGTGCCGAAGATACCTTTAAGCACTGCGATAAGTTCCTTTTGTAAATCTCTCACCCAAAAGTCAGATACAAGACTTGCAATCGCCGCCATAGGGTCAGCACCCGACATTGCGGCGGAAAGGTCTGTTGCACTCCACATTTTTGCACGTCTTAAAATTACCGCAACGTCTTTCTTACTGCTGATTTTATCGGCGGTAAGGTCATCGCCCTCGATAACCGTTTCCGATTCACCTGTTAGGTCAGAGAAAAACGGCATATTTACAAGCGGACTTGCCTGTGACGCAAGCTTGTCAAATTCTGCGTCATTCTGCACTATACCGCTTTGTACAAGTGCCGATTTTTCAAGTGTCTTTTGAATAACGTACGGATTAAACAGTTCCGGTACGATAATATCTGATAAAGTTGTTCCCATATTAAATTCCTCCTGTCATTCCTGCCTCTTGCATTAATACTTTTGCTTTAGCAGGGTCGTTTTTATAAATTTCTCCCTGTTTGGTAAGATTGAATGTTTCCTTTGCCCAAGGATTTACGTCTGAACTTCCGCTTCCGCCTTTTGGTGTATATGCTCCTCCTTTTTCGGCAAAAAGGTGTGAGTACGTCTTATCCTCCCTAAGCGGTTTAAGAATATCGTCCACACCGACAGGCTTGCCGTCTTTGTCGAATGTAAACTTGTCAATTCCGCCTTGCTTGTAAATAAGATAGTCGGCATCGGTTACACCGGCTTTTGAAAGCTGTTCCTTTAATGCGTATGTCTTTGCGGTGTTCAACGCATCTGTTTTAAGCGTTTCAATCTCGCTTTCATACTCTTTGATTTTGTTCTGCAATTCCGCGTTGTCGGCATTTGATTGTTTAAGGTCCTCAATGGTTTTATTCGCCGTTTTAAGCTCCGTAACTTTGTCATTGAAAACATTTTTCGGTACTGCATACTTCGGAAATTCAGAGTTTACAGTCGACATCACTCCGTCAATATCCAACTTGCCGTCCTCAATCTTCGCCTTTTCCAATATTGCCTTTAACCATTCCATTCTTATTTCTCCTCCATAATTTTTTATTCAGGTGCGTTCCTGTAAAAAAGCATTGTTCTTTATTCTCTGCAACACTTGAAAAAAGAGTATAAAAAAAGCACCGTTTCATAGGTGCTAAGGCGGTAAACCTCGTATATTCACTTGTTCCACTCTCCTTTTTCGTATCAAAAAAGCACGCCCTAAGACGTGCTTAATGTATATTTAATTTATATACCGGGAATTGTTTCTTTAATGCTTTTAGCTAAATTTGCCGCTTTTTTCATCAAAGAATTTTCGCTAAGATATTCAAGTCCTTTTAATGTTATTCGGACATCATCGAATTTGATTCCCTGTATTCCTATCATATCAACTATGATTACTCCGGTTATATATTCTTCTTTGGCAAGCATTCTGATAATATTCTCAAATCGATTTTCTGTTATCTTGAAATTTTCTGCCTTTAGCAAAGACCTATCAACTTCATCACAATCCATTGCACTTTCAAGGACTTTAAGTATTTTATAAATAACTTTAAAATTATCCATTGCCTATACTCCCTTTGTTGTAATAAAAACATACTCATTAGTGTTTTTTGCTTTAATCAAACATACTATATTCTTTTCGTAACTTCTCGTAATACTTTTTTACTTCTTCAGGTGCATCTTCTCGTAAGTGGCATTCTCCGTCGGGATACTCTTCCCATTTGTCCAACTCTTTACTCATCTTCAAATCATATTCTGTTATAAGCCTCATCATTTTACACACCTCTTTACCAATTCCAATAACCGCTTATCTTTTACAATTCCCTTTTTCTCTTGTAACAGCACTTCCGCAATTAATTCATTTAATTGTCTGTTGCCCTCTCTTTTCAATCCATCTTTTGCATTTCGACTAACAGTATTTGACACATAAGAATAATCAAGTCTTTGTTGTTCCTTTACGTATTTCCGCAACTCTGATTCTATGTTCATTTTATTACTTTCTCCACCGTTTGTCAACACAAAATCCCAATGTTTCTTATGGAACATTTCATGCCACAATACATCAAGCTTGTTCTCCGCGACAAAATACCCGTCTTTTAGCATTTCATTCAAAAAGCTTTCATCTGTCAATTTCTCATTGATATATAAGCGATTGTTTTTGTGACTGTATGCGGCTATACCTTTTATTGATTTTGCTATTACGATTTCTGAAACATCACCCAATAAATCGATACTATTCTTAGTATCTATTACAAACTTTATTGTATTCTGTGCGTTCTTCGAGTTTGTTTGCGTATAAATACCGTTATGATTTTTTACAGGATTGCATTTACATCTAACACCATCTTCATCAAATACTTTCGACAAAGACATAGTATCAGTATCTTCAACATTTTCAAGTGTTTCCTCTTCTTCCACAAAATATCCCGTTATTGTACCACGACAACGGGTATGAAACGGCGGTGCGGTTATGCCTTGCTGATATTCGGACAGTTTAAAATGCTTTCCGTGCATACTTGCACACTCATCGCAAATATCACTGTCCATATTCTCGTCAATCTCGTATTCGTCACACCCTGCGTCCATTATCGAACGCAATCTTGCGTCAACCATAATATGCGTATATTCCGTCTGATACAGTGCGGCGGAACGGCTTTTTGAAACATTCATTCTTGCAGAAATATTTTTAATCATTTTATCGGGACTGTCGCCCCTCGTTATGCCATGTACAAGATTTGTATTAAGTTCTCTCAAAAGTTTCTGCTTATCATTCCATATTCGGTCAGAGAAGTTACTTCCGTCAAGCCACTTTTCATATATCGCATTCTTTACCGTGTCACGGTCGAACTTTGCAAAATTAACAGCATAATCAACCGAATCGGCAATATGTTTATTTG